CTTACCATCAGTAGTAAAGCTTTTGCCCAAATTTGGAATATATATTACACCGCCTGGTTTTGTAAAGTATACCATTGATTTAAACCATTCATTATTAGCCTGGTGTTGTTTTTTTGTTAAAGTCTGGAAGTTTTGTTGACTCCAATTAATCATTTGCAGCTCCTGTGTGTGTTCTACTGGCCCAATTGCTCAGTAGATGTAGCTATTATAGCTTATACTGCATTTGCTGTCAACTGTGCAGTTTGTGCTTGTTTAAGTTGCAACAATTCCTGTTTCCTTTCCAACAACTGCGCAGTCAATTTCTCATGGAAATCAGCATGCTCACGAGGATGCTCATGCTTATCTGGAGCGTATCTAAACGCATCTTTTATCTGCAATATATGCGATTCTACCAGCTCAATAGGTGTCATCGCTTCCATTGCAGCTATAGCCTGGGCCCATTCATCAGCAGATAATTTAATTAATTTAATTGCGCGTGTCATTTGCAGCTCCTGTGTGTGTTGAACTGGCACTATTGCGAGTTCATGTGAGTATTATAGCTCAAGTGTTATTTGCTGTCAACTGTGCAGTGTTGCTAAAATACAACAACTGTTGCACAAATTGCATCAATTTGGCTCGTCGCGGCTCCAGATGTATTTCTTGTGATGAGGTTTTTTGCCAAGAATGCATTGAGAAATAGATCCAGCATTAAATCCAGCTGCTCGCATTTCTGTAGCCCCACATAACATAATGATCTCACCAGTTTCCATATGGATACCAATAGCTGCACCTTTGTAATTAGCCTGCTTATTAGGATCTTTTGATCTTTTCTCAACACCTAATTTCTGATTAGCACGCCATTCTGGATTGGCTGATCTTTTTTCACCAGCTAATTTCTGATTAGCACGCCATTCTGGATTGGCTGATCTTTTTTCAGCAGCTAATTTATTATTAGCTTGCCATACAGGATCTTGTGCTAATTTTTCCATAGCTAATTTATGATTAGCTAACCATTCCGGATCTTGTGCTAATTTTTCCATAGCTAATTTATGATTAGCTAACCATTCCGGATCTTGTGCTAATTTTTCACCACGTAATTTATTATTAGCTAACCATTCCGGATCTTGTGCTCTTAGTTGATTGGCTAATTTAACATTAACCCGCCATTCCGGATCTTGTGCCTTTAGTTGATTGGCCACACCACGTTTAAGATCCTTGTTGGCTGGCAGCAAGTCCAAGATATCGTCAGTGAAGATATCAGCATTTGTTGCCGGTGTAATTCGTGCCATGATAATTATACTTTCTTAATAAAGGTTGAATCCCACATATCCAAATAATGAGTTTTGATTTCACCAGTATCATACTTGATCAGGTACTCAGCCATTTCTTCCACTGTGCGATAACTCTGACTGCGCATCTTCTCCCAATTGACCCACATCCAATTGGTGATTTCACATTTTTGTGCATCAGTCAATGACACATTTTCAAAAGGCTGACTGTTGCTCAAGATATGTGCCAACCAACCCCAACTGACTTTCCATTCACAATCCAGACGTTTATATTTAACGCGATCAACCAGGGCTTGCGCAGCGGTAAAAATCTGTCTACTTGTAAATTCTTTACGATTTTCACAGTTCTTATTACACACTACAACGAATCTGACCTGATCCATGGGAACAGCAAATCCCACTTTGCCCGGGACACTAAACGCATCCATAGCATCTACCAAATCGTGACGTCCAGCCTTAAGGTATTGTGCTCTGGCACTGACCATGTTCACATCTTGTGCAAACACTGGCTCATCTTTGGCCATGGCAAACTTGAATTTGTTTGCAGTCTCATAATTACGAAACAGCACATCATCTGCATCATCCATCAACACAACCAATTCTTCACCAGGAAGCAAACTATTAACATTGTATGCCAATTGGAATGCTATGCTACTATCACTACTGTTAGCGGTGATATTCATGTAATTTACATTGGCAGCATCAATCTCTTGCATGATTGAGAACGACTTGCCCACACCAGGAGGGCCACTGATAATAGTATGACGTTTGCTTTCTACTACGCTTTGGTCAATTCCCAATGTGCTGCGAATATGCTCACGTAACTGCATGTCCTGATTGCGGCCTTCGCTGATATAGTTTTGCTGCGTTGTTGTGTACTTGTTCATTTGTGTCTCTCAATTTAAGTAAGAACAGCTATTATAGCTCAGGTGCTATTTACTGTCAACTGTGTCAGTGTTGCTAAAAAAGCAACTTTTACCCAAAACTATAGCTTAAATAGCCCGTTTAGTGTACTATGTATAAATACTCATGTACATCAAATATTAAGAGTACTTGTGTGCAATGTCTCAATGTTACGTGCCTCCTGCTACAACGGGAGGCACAATCTCTTGTAGGAGATCACGTTGAGAACACAATAACATTGGAGATTCAAATGAATAACATAAAAAACGATCTGGAACCACGTTCAGTTGGTGATGCGGTAGCAACCACGTGTTTGCTGGGCCTTAAATCCTCGGCCACTGGTGATGCGATAGCTCTACTTGGTGATGCGGTAGCACCCACGTGTTTGCTGGGCCTTAAACCCTCGGCCTTACAAAAACCCTCTGGTGATGCGACTAATAGTATAGTAGATATATTAAACCCCCAGGGGGATGTCCCCATGGGCCCTCCCCCTCATGAGCATTCATTGGTTCAGTTAGATGCTGCATGCGACGCATTAGATGGGCTGATTAATAGGCCGGCCCTTTACCATTTATACAAATGCCAAACACCCGAACAGCAATCACGTATTGATGATAGCATCACCAAATACAAACAGCTATTGATCCGGTTGCTTGCAGATCGCGCACAGTACGTGGAAACAGATAGCCAGTTTCAATTCCCACATGACGAATTTAAACGCAGTGTGGGTATGCCTACAATTTGTGGTACAAAAACCAGAAAAAGCATGGTGATGTCAATCGTGGAAGTTTGTCCAGTTTACACTTTGACAACACTGGGTTCTAATTTAACAGGAAAGGTATCAATGATAAAATTAAACTTTGATCTACTCAGGCTGCTTGATACTAAACAAATCCGTGAGATCACTGAACGTGTATATGAACAGGATATAAATGCCGAAAAAATTGAGCGAGATGATGCAACCATTGACATGGACAGTTTACGAGCATACATTAAAGGCAATGAGAATTTAAGTTACAGTAACAGTACTACCCGGCAATACAATGCAGAAGCCAGATTGATACTGCTCATGGCAGAAGCACACAATGGTTTGTTACCACAAGTAGTGAACGAAAGCCCGTTTGGTCGCAGATACTATCGTGGATTAAACTTGCAAAATACCAGTCGTGTGGTCAGATATGCAGCACTGGGCAAATGCTATGAGTATGATCTTAATGCAGCAGTGTATGCCATTAAATTTAACATGTGTGCTGAGATTGATCCACTCAGCCGATTTACCTACACTGGTGAATATCTAGAGGGTGGTGGAAAATACAAAAGCCAGATACGCAACAGACTAGCACGCCTGGCCTTTAATGACAGTGAACACAGCGCACATGTTAAACAACAGAATATAGACCGCATCAAGACTGCTCTGACTATGATTGGATTCGGCGCCACTAAATCAGGCAAGGGATATTATGATAGTACCAGGCATTGGAAGTATGGCAGTTTGGCAGCAGTGTTTAGCTATCAAGATAAAACCACTAGAAAAACAGTGTTCATGCAGGATTCATACGATAGATTTATAAATGACACGTGGGTAAACTGTTTTTTTCAGGAACAAACTGCCATGACCAATATGTTGTTTGATTATTGCACTAAAACTACCAGCATCATTACCAAAGAAGACCACCCTTTTTTGCTAGAGAACAATGCCCCGCGGCTGAGCAAAAATAGATGCGTAAGCTATATATTTCAACGTCAAGAACGCATGATCATGGATCAAGTGCATGCATATTGTGTGCAGCAGAATATACCAGTACTGCTCAGAGTACATGATGCAATTTACACAAGAACTAAACTGAACATGGTGCATGTACATGAGCAGGTGTTCAAGGAAATTCAGAGTGCCAATTGCAATTGGCTGGGTACGAAATTGTTTTGGTTAAATGATCATGCTATTGAGCCATATGCATATGACAGCCAATTGCTTGAGCACAAGCAGTTTATTAAACTTGAAGAATTAAAGCATGGTAAAGGACATCGTGCTCGTAGTGTACCACGTGCACCAGTTGCTGCCCTGGCCAGTGACAGCAGAGCATACGATGGTGGCGTTGACTGGGGTACACGCAGCATAGATTTATACGACAATGACACTTGGAACAGTTTAACTACACGTGCTGAAAAGCAAGAGTATTGCCGGGTCATGGATATCGCCATGCCTGATAGTGTTGCAGCTACTACACCCCTTTACATTCAACAGTTGTTAAAACAATAAACGGCCAAAACAGCCCCTTAACAGGGCTTTTTTTGCATATTCAGGTAAATAATTATATAGGAACACGCATATGACACAACCCAATCAGCAAACAACTGAGTATCACCGCTACATCATGCAACAGGGACTTCAGACACAGGAGTTTGTGTTTACTACCACCCGATTCACTGACACTATAGGTATCAATGAAGTGTGGCTTACTGTCAAACAGCCAGGTGTGGAAGACATCAAGACCCGAATTAATCTGCATGAAATAGCTGAACATGTGGGCAACAAGCCTAATGGCAATATGAGCCAGCAACAGATAGCACTACTTCACGAACAGTTTGCAGAACAGACTAACAGTGAAGGTGTAGTTGATGTGCATGAGGAACCTGAAACTGCAGATGAACCACAAACAAACAATCACTTGATATTGGCCAGTGAATTAGTTGCAGAGGGCTATTTGGATGTATACCTGAATGAGTATGATCAATGGGTAACACAGTTAGTTAAAGATATGCGCAAGTGAAGACACTGCACATATTCAATAAACCGTTTACACCTGAGCAACTGGAAACAGAGTTAGCCAAACAATTGCCTGGAGTATACACAGTAGTCTGGCATCAGAATACAAACACATGGACCATGCGTGTGAAATGGACAGGCACTGAATTCATTGATCAGTATGAGTTATAGGCTTTATCTTTATGTATAAATACTATAATGGAACACGACGACGAACTGGCCAAGAGGTTGACGATATACCAAGCTGAGTACAAGTACAACAATGAGCAGGAATGGTATCCCACTAAAAGCACAGCACCGCTACACAGTAAGATAGAGAAGATAGTAAAAGCACATACAGGAAAGCAGAGAAAACTTTTGGCAGCCATAGAGATACCACCAGTGTTACCCAAGAGCAATGTGCATACAGTATACGTGAAGAAGCAGCAGAGATTTGAGATAGTGGGATATAAATGCGTGGACTGTGCTAAACTCATGGCCACGTGGGATATGGCACTTAAACATGAATTAATATGTCAGAAGCCCAGAAATAAATTAGTTAGACTACAAGCAGAGGAGGAAATAGTGCCTATACAAAAAATTACACGCAATGGAAAAGAGTATTATAGATGGGGTGATGCAGGTAAACTGTACACCAATCGCAGTGATGCGGAGAAACAGGCAGCAGCCGCATATGCAGCTGGCTATAAAGAACCCCGAGACAAGAACGCAAAATGAATCAGTATAAACTCGTTAAAGGACCCGATGGCGTCACATGGCTCAGCTTAGAGCCCATGGTGGCTGACCTACAAAAGAACATTGTGTTAGTCAAGCAGTTGGCACAAGAGAACACAGCTAAGGATCCTGCACAGGAGAGTGCTTGGGATCTGAAAATTATGGGCTTGACCAATTGCTTGCACATGATGCAGGCCCTAATAGAGGAAAGTAATGCAGCCACCACTTAGACAACTGATTGACAGAACATTCACCAGTCAAGTTAAAACACTGGACAGAATGATTGTAGAACTGAGCAAGTACATGACTGAGATTGAGATTGACACATGTGTGGGCTTTTTGGACACAGTGAGCACCAGCAAGTATGACATCAACTGGAGTGAAACAGACGCAGGAATTCAGATGCGTATCATGTTGGGCAGTCAACGTTACAGTGAAGTCAAGTGGCTGTGGAGCCTGGACAATCAACAGTTGACCAAACAAACTGGACGCAAACGCTATCTGGGACCAGATGGTAAGCTCTATGACGGTTTGGATGAGCATGATTTGCCTGAACTGTTTAAGGAAGTGTGGGTATGACACAGCCATACAGTAGCACAAGCATTGTAACACAGAGTTTAGAGAATACATTTGACATGGCCACCGAAATAGAATCAGAACAGGCCGTCAAGGAAAAACGAGCACCCTATAGTGTAAAAAGTCCTGGCAGAGGTGGAGCCAGAAAGAACAGTGGCAGAAAGAAAGGCGCCACACAGAAACTCAGTGGCATCTCAATCATGAATGACATACTGCAAGTAACAGGCAAACCATTTGGCCAGCTAATTGCAGAGCATTATCATCAAGCAGCACTCATGGGTGATTGGCATGCAGTAAGAGATTATGAGAAGTTTATACTGAGCAAAGTTATTGCAGATAAAACTCAAGTAGACGTTACTAGTAATGGACAACCCATGCAGGTAGCATTTCAATTTCCAGCATTAGAATTGCCCGATTGGAATAAATGACAGCAATTAACGTGCCCTTGTATGGCGAGCAAAACACTATCTTATCAGATTGGCTGACAACTGACAAGCACAGTATAGATATTGTGCCTGTGGGTAGCGGGAAAACTTTCCTTGCCGCTATAGCGTTGCCAATCTTTGCATCAGACAGTCGCTACAGCAAAGGCAAAGACATAATTTACAGTGCTCCAACAGGTGCCATGATCAAGAGTTTGATATGGGAACCACTAAAACACAGTTGCATTAATCATTTCGGGCTGGTTGATGGCAGAGATATCAACAACAGCGAATTGACTATCAAGTTTCCCAATGGCACATTCATAAGATGTAAGAGTGCAGAGCAGCGTGAAAACTTGCGGGGGCTTAACGTGGGCGTATGGGTGGCTGATGAAGCTGCACTGTACACGCAGGATACACTGCAAGAAATAACCAACCGATTGAGACCCCGAGTGGGACAACCTGACACTGCTGGTCGCCTGATTGTTATCAGCACACCCAATGGCAATGGCCCACTCTATGATCTGTACAAATTGGCATTGGCCAATCCCAATAATTATATTGTCAGACACTACAACTACGAGCAGATGCGCAGTGGCAACAAAGAATTTATACTAGAACAAAAAAGAATCCTCAGTCCCATTAAGTTTCAACAGGATTACATGTGCAGTTGGGAGAGTGTTACTGATCAGTTTTTCTACACATGGAACAAACACAAATACACAGCGCCTGTACAAGACAGATTCAGTGATCTGTATACCTTTCATGACTTTAACAAACGCAGAATGGCTGCCATTGTAGCACAGGTCAGTCACGCTGGCAAACCACACGGCAAGTTAGAGATCATCAAGAGTTATGCCATCAATGATTGCAGCACAGAGGGTATTGCACAGGCCATCAGACAGGATTTCCCCAAGCGCAGAATCAACAGTGTGATAGACATGAGTGGCACACAGGTCAATCGTGATACCACCAGTGCATTTGGCATCACAGACAGAATTATATTAGAGAAATATGGCTTTACCATTGTAAACAGCAGACTGAACAATCCATTGATTGCTGACACTGATAACACCACAAACGCATTTATTAACAGAGGTGGCCTACAAGTTGATCCCACAGATCAGCTATTGTTAGAAGCATTGAGCACTTACCACTTTGAAGATGGATCCAGAAAGAAACTGGTAAAATACACAGAGCAAGCGTATGCCCATATTGATGGACTGGGAGATGCCTTAAGATACGGCATCCACCATTTGTTTCCCATCACGCACGACAGCCATGGTCAAGTAGATTACATTACCAGTGATCCACGCGCACAGCGTACTCCAGGCAGCGAACATCAACCTTACAGTCCACTTTACCCGGGTGGTCCTAGTTGGGAGGAACTGATGAACCCTGACCCGGATCAGGGAAATGAGAACCATGTGATATGGTAGAATGAGTAAACAATGGCAAAACGTATTAGTACACTAGAAACTAAACAAGCAAATTTCTATAAAAATATAATTAAAGATCCTGTTACACAGTGTTGGAATTGGACTCGCAGTGTTAACAATGTGGGATATGGCATGGTAAGAATAGATGACAGAATGATGTTGGCACACAGAATACAGGCCATATGGCAGGGCTGGAACATAGAAGACTTGATAGTAATGCATACTTGCGACAATACCATATGCGTTAACCCCGCTCACTTGCGAGTGGGTACTATCAGTGATAACATGCAGGACATGATCAACAAAGGACGCAGAGTTAAAGCTATGATGGGATACAAACATCCCATAACCACCTGCATACACTGTGGCATCAGCAGACCCAAGAACATGATAGCCAAATATCATGATCTCAGATGCCCCAATAAACCCCAGGAATAGGCTCTAGAGCCTGGGCTAAATACATACTCTACTGGCTATGTCTAACAGCTTGGGCATACAACAAGGACAATGAATGAAAAATAAAGTTTATCTTAAAAAGAATCCCATATACGCAGCAATATATGAGACTATGCTCAGTTATCAGGAAGCCTACTTGGGTGGTGTCGTATTCAAGCAGAGTGTGAGAAAGAAACGCCCCAGCGAAGACAGTATGTTGCATATTGACTTGATCAAGAACACTGTGGCACAGCCCATATGCAGATATATTGTTGACACCATCAATGATGTGCTGTTTGAACCTGGAGTTAAACGCACTATCAGATTTGCCACAAGCGCTGGCACAGCCATACCAGAAGACATGCAGGATTGGAGCGAATTGTTTCAGTTGGATGCAGACTTGCAGAACAGAACACTCACTGGCTTCATGGAATCAATTGGAGATTTGACCAGCATATATGGTCATGCATGGATCTTTGTTGATATGCCACAGGCCAGCGAAGGCAATTTGGGCAGACCCTATGTGTGTGCAGTCAATCCCCTGAATGTGTGGGATTGGGAATGGGAGTTCATGGCAGGTAGACCAATTCTCAAGCGCATAACTGTGATGGAAAGCGAAGAAGACGACTGCTATTACATCAAGTGTTATCATTTGGGTGACAGTACACGCAGCAGTTATTGGCAGAGTTATGAAGTCAAGAAGGCAGAGCCAGAAGCTCTAGCTGAACTGCAAGCTGAAGGTGAATTCCCGCCAGGCATGGGCATACCAGGCTTTATAGCATATGGTCGCAGAGACCCCAGATTGATTGACATTGGCATCAGCGACATCGACAGCCCTAGTGAAGCACAGAGGGAGCATTACAAATTAGAATGCGAAGCCTATCAGTCAATCCAATTTGCCAAGACACTGATCAGAGCAGATAAAGGCGTATCAATACCTGCACACGCTGGCGCCATTGTCAGAGCCACGCAGGGACAAGTGGAAACCATAAGCGTTGACACAGGTGATGTGGACAAGATCATTGCCAAACAGCGTGACATACTAGAACAAATTGAAGCACTCACTGGCCTGGGCGGCTTGCGTACCAGCAAGAATCAAGTACAAAGCGGCATATCAATCATAGAGGAGCGCAAGCATCTGCACAGATTGGCTAAAGCCAAAGCTCGTTTGATGGAAGTGGCTGAAGAAATGATCTGGACCTATGCTGCCAGATACATGGACATGCGCTGGGCCGGTGAGATCAGCTATAACACAGATTATGAACAGCACGATACCAATTATCGTATAGCGGTGATGACTCAGGCTCGCGCACTGGTACCAGACAATGATATCATAAGTGGCCTGATCGTTAAAGAAGTAATCAGCATGTTGGCACCCACTGGCGAAGTTGCAGAATATCAGGCAGCTGCCATGTTATCATTGAGTCCTGCTATGCAAGCACTACAGCGTGAACAAGATACTGAAGTGTATAGCAGAGATTTGGGCAGTCAGATACCTGTTGAAGAAGTAGAAGTGGAAACTGAGAGTGAAAATGAAAGTGATGGTATGTTTGTAGATACCACAATCACAAACACTGGGCCCAGTTACAATGTACAACAGGCAGTGGCTGTACAATTGACCGGTCTTAATATAGGCCGCTAGAATTTGAATAAATAAGTAACAACGCAATAAACTCGTTGATAACGCACAATCACAAGGAAAATATGACTGAACACAATTTAGACGATGGCAACGCACTAGCCCTGGACACCAATCCAGAGACC